AGTTATACCATTAAAGGTTAAAACCTCATCTATGGCTTTTAAAACAAGTGTAAATGATAGGCTAATAGAATACACAATAGAATTTGAAGAAGCATTTGATTACATAAACAACATTAGATAATGCGTAGACTACAATTATATATAAAGGGTCAAAGAGTTGATTTATTTAAAGATGAAAGTGTATCACTTACTCAAACAATAAAAAATGTAAAAGACTTAAAAAAGGTATTTACAGAATTTACACAAACGTTTTCCGTACCAGCATCTAGTGTTAACAACAAAATATTTCAGCACTATTATAATTTTAATATTAGTGGTGGTTTTGATGCAAGGAAAAAACAAGCTGCAAGAATAGAATTAAATGATTTACCTTTTAAAGATGGTAAGATAGCTTTGCAAGGTGTTGAACTTAAAAACAATTTAGCACACACATACAAGATTACTTTCTTCGGTAATACAGTTGACTTAAAAGACATATTAGGTGACAATCAATTAGCAAGTCTACCACTTAACCAAAACCTAGTATATGACTATACAGATGTAACAAGTAGAATGCCGCAAGTAACCAATGATATACTTGTACCTTTAATTACACACACAAACAGATTAATTTATAATAGTAGTGCAGCAGCAGCAGCAGATTATGACCCAGAGGCTACAATAAATAATATTGCTACAAACTCATCAGACAATAAAAATGGTGTAGCCTGGAATGAGTTTAAATATGCAATAAGATTACAAGCAATTATTGATGCGATAGAAAGTAAATACAATATTACTTTTTCAGATGATTTTTTTAATGATAACACAAACGAACAATTCCATAATCTGTTTATGTGGTTACATCGTAAAAGTGGTAATGTAGAACAAGCTGCACAGGTTGAGGTTATATACACAAGACTTGATGATTTAGTTGTAAAGACTGGTTCAACAGAATATGTGTCAACGGTATCTGATGGTGTTATAACTGTAAATGCGCCCATAGGTGTTACTCCAGCTTTGTTAAGATACACACTTGACCCAGTAGATAATTCAGCGGTTTATAATGTTAGGGTATTAAGAAATGGTGGTATTGTTGTTGGGGAATTAAATGGGGTTAACGATACACAAACTTTAAGTATATCAGCTAATCCATCTGGTTTAATAAACAACTCAACATATACACTAGAAATATCTGGTGTTGTGTCTTTTAATGCTAATGATATTGATGTACAATTAAATTGGATAGAACCATTAGGCACACCAACCTTTGGAAGTGATTTATACCACAACAACGCATCTTTTGTAACAGACCAAAAGTTTGAGTTTAACATAGTTCAACAAATACCAAAAATGAAGATTATAGATTTTCTTTCTGGCTTGTTTAACTTATTTAACCTTACAGCATTTGTTGATGATGTTGGTACGATAGTAGTAAGAACTTTAGATAGTTATTATGCAGCTAGTACACAAGTTTACAACATAGATAAATACCTAGATACTACAAAATCAACATCAGATGTTGCGTTACCTTTTAATCAAATTAATTTTAGCTACAAGGGTTTAGGTTCTTTTTTAGCAAAGCAATTTGAACAGCTTACCAATAGTGGTTGGGGAAGTTTAGGTTTTACTTTAGATGGTGATATTTTTGATGCACCTAGTGAACCGTATAAAATAGAAGTGCCATTTGAGCATATGCAGTTTGAAAGATTGTATGATATAGGTACAACACCAAGAGATGCAACAGATGTACAATGGGGTTATTCAGTAAATGAAAATCAACAACCATATATAGGTGAACCATTAATATTTTATCCTATCTTAATTTCTGGAGGTACTGAAATAAGAATAAGAGACACGGCAACAGTTAGTGTATCTGATATAACAACTTATTACATACCATCAAATAGTTTAGCTTTATTACCAAGTACAAGTAAAACAAACATACATTTTCAAAATGAATTTAATGAGTATTTAGCAAACGAACCAGATAGTGTAGTTGCTGGTAACAATGCTTTAGGCTTTACAGATACTTTATTTGAAACCGAATTCAAAGAGTACATACAAGATGTATTTAATTTAAGTAGAAGATTGTTAAAAGTAACAGCATATCTGCCTATGAAAGTGTATTATAATTTAGAACTAAACGACTTAATAGAAATAGGTCAAGATAGATACAAAATTAATTCACTAACAACAGATTTAACAACTGGTAAAACAGAATTTGAATTACTAAACACAATACTATGATTAAGAATATAATAGACTTGCTACAAGTTGTTGATGGTGAAACTGAAAACATAAAGATAGCACAGGGAAAATATAAATTAGCAGAAACACTTTCAAGTGGATTTAAACAAACAAAAAGAAATTTAAGATGGCGCAAAAAATAGAAGTAGAATTTGAGTTAAAATACAAGGATGCTTTAAAAAACATTGACAAACTTAAAAAAGAATATTCAGAACTTGAAAAAGAGGTTGTTACCGCTAATGAAAAAACAGCAGATAGTTTAGAAGCAGTAGAAAAAGGTGCAAAGGATAGTGCAAAGGGTGTAAAGAAAGTTGGTGTATCTTTAAAAGGTCTTGCTGCTGCAACTGGTATTATATTCGTATTACAAAAAGCATTTGAATTTGTAAGTAGTGCAATACAAGAAAACCAACAAGTAATGGATGGTTTAAATGTTGTGTTTAAAACTGCTCAAATAGTATTCAATGAGGTACTTGGGGTTATAACAGATGTGTATAAAAGTGTAACATCAGCATCTGAAAACTTTGATGCGCTTGGTAAGGTAATAGGTGGTTTATTAACTATTGCGGTTACACCTTTAAAGGTTGCTTTTTATGGTATTCAATTAGGAATACAAGCAGCACAACTTGCTTGGGAACAATCTTTATTTGGTGATGGTGACCCTGAAACAATAAAGACATTAAATGAAAGCATTGCAGAAACAAAAGCTAATTTAGAAGAAGTTGCAGTTGCAGCGGTTGATGCTGGAAAAGATGTTGTAACAAACTTTGCAGAAGCGGTATCAGAAGCTGGTGCAATAGGTTCACAATTAGTTGAGGGTGTAAAAGAAATAAGTATTGAAGCTGCATTAGAAACTGCAAAAGCAAACCAAGCATTAGAAAAGTCTGCTGAAATAGCTGCTGCACAAAGTAGAATACTACTTGAACAATTTGATAGGCAAGCAGAACTACAAAGACAAATTAGAGATGATGAAACAAAAAGTATAGCAGAAAGACAAGCAGCAAACAATGAGTTAAACACTATTCTTGAAAAGCAAGAAACAGAAATGACTAAAAATGCTCAATTAGTCAAAGCAGCAGCACAAGCACAATTTGATTTAACTGGCAAAACAGAAGACTATGTTGCGGTATTAGGAGCAGAAGCAGATATACAAGGTGTGGCTGCACAAGTAACAGGTTTTAAATCTGAACAACAAACAAACGCAAATGCTTTAACAAAAGAAGCTACAGAATTAAAAAATGCAGAACTAGAAAGTGAAAGTTTATTATCTATTGAGAAAAAAAGATTTAATGCAGAACTTATAGAAGATGAACTTTTAAGATTAAGTAAATTAGCCGAAATTGATATACTTGAAGCTGAACAAGAAACGACAAGATTACAAGCTATTGTAGATAATGCAGCCGCTGGTACACAAGCAAAGGTAGATGCACAAAATACTTTAGATGAATTTACAGAAACATCAAGACAAACCAACTTAACAAGAGATAAAGAGATATCAGAAGCATCAGTAGAAATTGCAAAAAGAGAAGCAGATGCTAAACAAACTGCATTAGATGGTTATGCTAGTGCATTAAGTAGTTTATCAAGCACTTTAGGTCAAGAAACTGCTGCTGGTAAAGGTTTAGCCATTGCATCATCTTTAATAAATACCTATGCCGCTATAACAGGAGCATTAAAAGCTGCACAGGGGTCACCAGGTGCTGCTATACCAGGTTATGCTATTGCACAAGCTATTGCAACGGGTGTAGCTGGATTTGCAGCGGTTAAAAAGATTGCAAGTGTAAAAGTACCAGGTGGTAGTGGTGGTTCTAGTCAAACTGGTTCTATGCCTACAACACCTACACCACCAGCATTTAATGTAGTGGGTGCAAGTGGTGAAACACAATTAGCAGATGCAATTGGAAGTCAAACACAGAAACCAACTAGAGCATTTGTAGTAAGTAATGATGTAACAACTGCACAAGAACTAGATAGAAACATTATAGAGGGTGCATCTATATAAATGCAAAATTAAAAACTAAACACGTTATATATTTATGAAGATAATAGAACTTATTTTAGATGAAGAACAAGATGATATTGGAGTGGAAGCAATTTCTATTGTAGAAAGCCCAGCTATTGAAAGTGATTTTGTTGCTTTAAAGAACCAAGAAATTAAATTAGCAGAAGTAGACAAAGAAAAGAAAATACTAATGGGTGCTTTGTTAATACCAAATAAGCCTATTTACCGCAATGGTGCAGAGGGTGAGTATTATATATATTTTTCAAAAGATACTATTGTAAAAGCATCTCAACTGTTCTTACAGAAAGGAAATCAAAGCAATTCAACACTAGAACACGCAGAACCATTAAGTGGTTTAACATTAGTTGAAAGTTGGATAGTAGAAAGCAAAGAACAAGACAAATCTGCAATGTATGGTTTAGATGTACCAGTTGGAACTTGGATGGGAAGTGTTAAGGTAAACAATGATGAGGTTTGGAATGAGTATGTTAAATCAAATAAAGTTAAGGGTTTTTCTATTGAGGGGTATTTTGCGGATAAAATGGAAGCACCTAAAGAAAAGGTAGAAGAACAATTAAGTGAAGAATTATTAAGTAAAATTAAATCTATATTAAATAAATAATTATGAAAAGTAACATTGATAAAGTTTATAGCAAACTACCAAAAACAGAATTAGCAACACAAAAAGTAAAACTTTCAGCAGCCGATGATATTGCAAAAAGTTTATCACAAGTAGAAAAAGCAATGGCAGATGCAGATACAAAATTAAAAGAATTTAAAGAAGCAAAAGATGAATTTGCAAAAGCCGAGGCAAAAGCATTAAAGGTTAGAGCAACAAAGGATAAAGCAGAAACATCAGCAGACAAAATGGTATCACAAGCCTTTAAAGTTGTTGATAAAGTCGGGAAACAAGCAGATGATTTAGGTGTAAATAGAAGTGATGTAAAAGGTTTTGATAAATTAGAAGATTTAATTGGAGAACTTGACGAAAAATCAGCAGACATAGCAAATTATGATTTTAATTTAGGTCAATAGTAAATGCAAAGAAACAACAAAAATAAAACTTTTATACCTAGTAGGACATCACCTACTGGGGGTAATCGTGCTTGTTTATGTTGGGATACCAATAAGTATTCTATCTCTTGTTGTGATGGTTCTATGCAAGCGCAAGGCATTGGTGTAATAACAAGAACAGACTAAAAACGCAAATTTTAATTTAATAACCGTTATATAAATAGTATGAAAGCAAATGATATGTTAAACGAAATAAAAACACTTTTAAACATCGAGGTTAAACTCGAAGAACAAAAGTTAGAAAATGGTACTGTAGTAAGTGCAGAAGCATTTGAAAAAGGAAAAGAAATCTTTATTGTAACAGATGATGAAAAGGTTGCAATGCCAGTTGGTGAATACATCTTAGAAGATGGTAGATTGGTTGTTGTAGAAGTTGAGGGTGTTATTGCAGATGTTCGTGAAGTATCTGATGAAGTACCAGCCAAAGAAGAAGAAACAACAGAGGATTTAAAAGAAGAAAAAGAAGAAGAAAAAATGATGGATGAAGAAAACTATGTAACTAAAGATACCTTTAGACAGATGGAAGATAAAATCCAAAACCTAGAAGATGCTATTGCAGATTTAAAGTCTGACAAAGTAGAAGCAGAAGAAGTGGTTGAAGAAAAAGAAGTTGAAATGAAAGAAGAACTTTCAGCAGTAAAACCAATAAAACATAATCCAGAAGCAAAAGCACCACAAAAAACACAAGTGCAATTTGGTAAAGGACAATTTAACACAACACTAGATAGAGTATTAAGCAAATTAAATAAATAAAAATGAATAAAAGAAACGTAAATTTAGCAACAACCACTAACATCACCACTACATATGCTGGTGAGTTTGCTGGTGAGTATATCGCAGCAGCTTTATTATCTGCATCAACTATTGATGATGGCGGTTTAACAGTAAAGGCAAACATTGCTTTTAAAGAAGTAATCAAGAAGTTGGCAACAAATGCTTTAGTAGCATCTGCATCTTGTGATTTCACACCTACATCTACAATCACATTAACTGAAAGAATAATTGAACCTAAAGAACTACAAGTAAACCTACAGTTATGTAAGTATGACTTTGTAAACGATTGGGAAGCTCAATCAATGGGTTATGGTCTTGGTCAAACATTACCTCCAAAATTCACAGACTTTATGATTGCTCACGTGGCTTCGAGCATTGCACAGAACACTGAAGAAAATATTTGGAGAGGAGATACGGCAGCAGCAACAGTAAACTCTTTTGATGGGTTTGAAAAGCTAATTGCAGCATCAGCAGCAGCGGGAGATATTCCAGCAGCACAACAAGTAGCAGCAGTAGCTGGTGGGTTGTTATCTACAAACATTATTGACGAACTTTCTAAAGTAGTTGATGCAATACCAGCAGCACTATATGGTAAAGAAGATTTATTCCTATACATCGGAAGTAAAGCAGCTAAATTATATGTTCAAGCACTAGGTGGTTTTGGAGCAAATGGTTTAGGTGCAAATGGTGTAGCTAATATGGGAACCCAATGGTGGAACAACGGAAGCCTAACGGTGAATGGAGTTAAAATCTTTGTATGTCCAGGAATGGCTGACAACAAAATGTATGCAGCACAACGCTCTAACTTATACTTTGGAACTGGATTACTAAATTCAGCACAAGAAGTAAAAGTACTAGATATGGCAGATTTGGATGGTAGTAACAATGTGAGAATGATACTTAGATTTACCGCAAGTGTACAGTTTGGTATCGCATCTGATTTAGTAGAATACGCTTAATTGTCTGATAATCAGATAGTTACAAATAGTAATTAATCAAAAAACTAGGGTAGGTGGTTTATCTTCTTACCCTTTTTTTATATAAAACAAAAAAAACAATGGCTTGTACATTAACAACGGGTAGACAGCTACCTTGTAAGAGCGCCTTTGGTGGCATAAAAAGAGTTTACTTTGCAGATTTCGGCGGTATAGGAAGTGTAACAGTAGATGCAACAACAAAAGAAGCAACTATAGTAGATGCAGCAGCACCATCTGTATGGTTTGACTATCCAGTAAAAGGTAATTCTAGTTTAGAGACAAGTGTGACGTCATCTAGAGAGAATGGTACGACATTTTATACTCAAACTTTAAACCTTACACTAACATTTTTAGATGCTAAAACTCAATCAGAGTTACAAACTTTAGCAATATCTAGACCAAATATTGTAGTAGAAGATTACTATGGTAATAGCTTTCTATGTGGTTTAGAAAATGGGATGGAATGTACTGGCGGTACGGTAGTAACTGGGGCAGCAGCAGGAGATTTAAGCGGATTTACACTAACGTTCGAAGGAATGGAAGAAGTAGCACCATTCTTTTTAGCAACAGCCGTTACACCAAATGCAACAAAGATTGACCCAACACCAGTTGGAGTACCAGCATTACCTGGTCAAGAGTAATTAATATTTAGTTAAAATTTAAAGCACTCTTAATCGGGTGCTTTTTTTTTGTTTTTACAAATTACCTTTATTTATACGTTATATAATTGATGATAATATTAACCACATCTGCAACAGCACAAAATCTATTAGTTATACCAAGAACTTACACTAGTACGTTTACTATGGAGATACGAGATGATAGCACAAATGTTAGTGTTGACTATGCAATAACTACCGCTACACTTGCTGGTAATTATGTAAGTTTTAACAATGTATTTTCACCTAAATTAGTTGAGGGACATTTTTATGATTTAACTTTATTTAAAGATGCTGCAAAAACCATTGCAATATATAGGGATAGAGTATTTTGTACTGACCAAGATATTGACCAAACAACAAATGACCATTACAAACTAAATGAGGGACAGTATACCACATATAATGGCAGCAATAATGATTACATTGTAATATGAGAAAAAGAAACGAAAAGGGACAATTTGCAAAGGCATCTAAATCTTCAGAATTTGGCTTTGTTAATTTAAGTACATATACATCACCAGAGGTTAAAGAAGTTAATGGTGAAGATTGGATTGAATATGGTGCAGATAACAACTATTTTCAATTTCTTATTGATAGGTATAATGGTTCACCTACAAACAATGCAGCTATTAATGGAATTAGCCAAGCAATCTACGGTAAAGGTTTAAATGCTACAGATAGCAATAGAAAACCTAATGAGTATGCACAGATGATTTCTTTGTTTAGAAAAGATGTTGTAAGAAGATGCTGCTATGATTTAAAGTTAATGGGACAAGCTGCTATTCAAGTTATATACTCAAAGGATAGAAGCAAGATTGTTCAACTAGAGCATATGCCTATTGAGACTTTAAGAGCAGAAAAATGTAATGAAGATGGTATTGTACCAGCATATTACTATTATAATGATTGGGCAAACATAAAAAGAACTGATGACCCTTTAAGAATACCAGCTTTTGGTATGTCTAAAGAAAGCATAGAAATATATTACATAAAACCCTATAAATCAGGCTTTTACTACTATTCTCCTGTCGATTATCAGGGAGGTTTACAGTATGCAGAACTTGAAGAAGAAGTATCTAACTATCACCTCAATAATATTCTTAACGGTCTGAGCCCCAGTATGTTAATCAATTTTAACAACGGAACACCAAACCAACAAGAAAGACAATCAATAGAAACAAAAATTGCACAGAAGTTTTCTGGAACAAGCAATGCTGGTAAATTCATACTTGCTTTTAACGACAATAAAGAAAGTCAAGCAGAAATAACACCAGTACAATTAAGTGATGCTCATAACCAATACCAATTCTTGTCAGAAGAAAGCACACAGAAAATAATGGTTGCACATCGTATTGTTTCACCTATGTTATTAGGTATAAAAGATGGTAGTGGTTTAGGTAACAATGCAGATGAAATAAAGACAGCATCTCTTTTAATGGATAACACTGTAATTAGACCGTTTCAAGAACTTTTAATTGATAGCTTTGACCAAATACTTGCTTACAACGATATAGCCTTAAACCTATACTTTACAACCTTACAGCCACTAGAATTTACTGATGTAGATAAAGACTTACAAGATAGTGAGACTATAGAAGAAGAAACAGGTGTTGAGATGTCGGTTAATCTTGCTAAATATCCTTGGGACAAATGTATTGCTGAACAAACTAAAAGGTATGGAGCAGCAGCAGCACCTAAAATATGTGGCTATATAAAAGAAAATATGTCATCTATTCAATTAAAAGAGATTGACGGCAAACAAGCATACGGAACAAAAGAAGAAGCTGAAGCTATTG